GTTTTCGATACCATCAGAGATCATATCGTCTCTGAACATATAGTTAACGAAGTTAGGCTTATATGAGAGGTGGGTAGCAATCTTAAGGAAACACTCACCAAGGTAGTTACTAATCCTTGGTTTAGGAAGGTCTTTTGCTTTTGCTACTGCAACTTCTGCACGGTAGTTAATAAGCGCCTCTAATAGTTCCTTGTTATTTACATAATGCTCCGACTTCTTCTTTGCCATAACATTTTCTCTTCTCTATTGTAAAACTTAGTAATAACATTATACCATACTTTTAGGGCTTGACAATATTGGATTTCATCAGTAGAATCTCTTTGTTGGTTTTGAAGAGAAGGCTATAGCTTAGCTATCTATATTACTTAAAGAGACTTAGGTAGGATCTTCAGTAGCATCCTTTCTAGTATTATAGAGTTTCTCTAGCATCTTTCTTGCTTCAGAGACCGTAGAGAGATATCCCATCTTTTCATTAATGGATACCTTACCATCAATCTCTACATCAACATCATCTTCTTCAAGATATCTATCGTAGAACTCAATCATTTTTTTATCTTTAACTTCAGACATCGTAATAATACGCTCATAGTTAATGAGGTAGATATCTTCTGTTGCTAGTTCTAACCAGGGTTTAACTTTTACATATTGTCCTGTACCATTAGACAGTACTTTCATAGTCACAGGACTTTGTACTAAGACCATTGGAGTCCCATTATTATCATCAACGGAGCATAGAGCAAAGATCTCTTCCCCAGTTACTAGTTTTATGACTCCATAGAATTCATCACTCATTTAGTTTTTTAGTGGTATGTTTACAATGTCATAATTAAACTTCTCTTCATTGTAAATTTTGATTCGTTCAATTAAATGATTTAAAGTGTAATTTTTTCTTGAGTTGCTACTAATATCATCAGCAATATCATATAAAGTAGCTCTTGTCTTCTGATTACCTTTCCTCAGAACTCTACCAATAGATTGAAGATTTCTGATTCTTGATTTAGAAGGTGATGCAAATATTATGTTGTGTAGATTTTTGATGTTAATACCAGTGGAAAAGGTTCCATACGAGGCCACGATAATCGCATTATTCTCTTTCTCAGTGATTTCTCGTACCTTCTCTCGGTCTTGGGTATCCACTCCACCATGAACAAAAAAGACATGCCTTTCAACATCTACTATATTGCTATTTATCATTTCGTATAAAGGTTCCCCATGACCTTCAACTCTTGCAAAGAGAATCAAAGTATTACCTTTAAGATCTAAAGCAAGATTACGAATGAATTTATTCCTTCTTTCATGATTTATAATATATTGAACCTCATCCTCAAAGGTTTCAAATTTATTCGGTGGGTGTTTCAATAGAAGTACATTAATATCTAAAGTGGCAACATGCCCCTTCTTCATTAACTCTTCAGTACGGATGATTTTATATGATGGACCGAATAAACCTTCCAATACCCATTTATGAGTTTGTGATCCATCTAGGGTTCCAGTAAATCCAAATCGATACTTCGCATCACAAAGTTTTGACATTATAGATATTAGTGACTTACTTTTAAACTGGTGCGCCTCATCCCCAATCACAACTGAGAATTTCTCAAAATACTTTCGGGGGAGTTTATAGATGGACTGCCAGGTAGTGATAACAACTTGGGAATTTGTTTCCCTTTCTCTACCAGCGTATATCTTGTGGCAATATGAATCTACGTCCCAGCCATAGTCTGCAAAATCTTTATACATCTGCTCTACTAGGGAAGTCGTCGGAACAACTATCAGAATATTTTGTCCGCGCTCAGCATAATATCGAACAATCGAGTATATCATCAGAGATTTTCCCGAAGCAGTTGGGGATATCAACAGTCTTCTATTATGCTTTAGAGCGCCGTGTACTCCGTCAATCTGGTAGTCTCTAGGTTTATACTTAGAGATAGCAGTCATATAATCTTTAACACCTTCCTCTGATATCGTAGGATTCGTTTCAAATGGAAGTCCATAATATTTGTTTTCCATAAATTCATAGGTATATTCATGATCCTTACAGAACTGAACTACCTTATCAAGTAAACCTACATATATTTCTTTTGTCTGAATATTGAAAAGACGAATCTTACCGTCCCAATGCTTGCTGCGATATTGCGGCATAAATTTAGCGCCAGGAACCTCAAAGGTAAACTGGTCAGCAAGTTCGTAATAGACATGAGGTTCTGCATCTATCGTGATGAAGACCTCATTTTTCTTTGCAATAATCAAATGTGACATTACATATGATGCACTCATATGTTTATTTATTAGGGGTTGTCAACCCCCCCTATATGCCCCTACAAGGGGTTTTATCAGACCTTTTTCATCAAGATATCTTTCTTGATTTGAAGTGGTTTCTTGGGTGGATTTGGATTCTGGAGCATCTTATATTGACCATAGAGTTTAGAATCTCTATGTGCATTTGCTTCAGGTAAATTCTTCTCTCTACTTGCTATTCCTTCTTTTTTTCTTCCGTAGTCAAGAATATCTTTTTCAGTTTGTTGTGCTTCTTTATTCTTTCTAAGTCTTCTTGCCTTATCGACAAGTGCATCTACTCTTTTTCTTTCACTATCGGAAAGTCCAGTCTCTCTATTTGTAATTGCCTTAACTGCTTTAACTGCACCACCGACTACTGGAACTGCCATCTTAATGATTCCAGCTGCTGCTGGAATCGCAATGGCTGCTTCAATAAACTGATTGTAGGTCTTCATCAGTCAACGATTAGGCTATACCACTCATCGCTCATGCCACTGATAATTTTATCAGCACCTTCTCTGTCAGCAGCATAATTCTCTTCAATCAGATGTGCTACTACTTTTTCGTAGTGCTCATGAATCTGCTTTGCTTCTTTGGGTGTGGGTTTCATTGCTATCAATATTTTTTACTATTTAGACAGTTATTCCACTTTATACTTATATTCTAAGATCATGCGATAAAAGAAATCTTTACATGCATTAGTTCTTTCTTTATCATATTCATCAGTGAATGTACCCTTCTCAGAATGGTACACTAGTGCTTTATATATTTGATGACAATCCCTAATATCTAATTCTATTTCAACATATGGAACATCATTGTTCTCATCATAATCACTTTCGTAATTGTATTCAGTCATTTTTCATGGAAACTATAGTCTAGCATCATTCTATACAAGGATTGTCTAAGATATCGAAGATGTTCTTGTTCATCAACAGGTCTTGCTGGAGCACCAGGCCAATTTTTGAATGTTTCTTCGACACAATGGTGCAGTAGACGAATATCTTCGATCTTCAAATTAATTTGGTAATCGTATTCTTCTTCTTCCATTAGAATCCTGCTTGGAACTTTTGCCACTCAATTGCATTCTTTATCTGGAATGTTCTATTAGAGACATTTTTGATAACCTCTTCTAGAAACTTCAATGTTACATTGTAATATTTTATTTTCATATCAACTGCAGATAATTTTTGATCCGCATCTAGATACCTTTGAATGGCATCTTTTTCTCTCACCTTATACGGAAATGGCTCTTCCGCGTAGACTTCAGCTGTTGCTTTGCCTGTATAGTAGTTATACCGTTCTAACTTTACACGATTGTAAGATTCCTGTGCTCTTTCGCGAAGGAGCATAATTGTATTATATACTGTATAGTATTTTGAATGCAATTGTGGAATCTTCAAAGATTCATCATGTAGGTTATCAGGATCAATGACAGAGTCTTTCTGCCACATCTCTTGAACTTTATCAAGATCCATCAGATAGAAGAAGTTAGTTCGTATATAGTATACTTGAAGGTTGCCTCTGCTGTAAAGTATTCAACATCGCTTGTTGTAGCATCAAAATCTAAAGATGTCAAGGAGATTGGAAATAAATCTTTAAACTTCACAGCAGCAATCTCTCTAAGATTACTATTCAATATTCTAAGTGTACCATCAGAAAACGCTTGCTTAGAATCTCTTATGCCACCTTTATCAGTGGTCAGATCTTCATATTGCTTTGCTGAATCTGGAAATCCCAAACCATTTAACCAGTTATATACGCTAATATAATTTTCCATATTTTCATCAACCAAAAATCTCAAGGTAAAATCACCATAAGTTAATTTCTCACCTGGGATGTCAATATCCTTTAGATAAGATGGTTGAGTTGCAAGTGCTAATGATAATTCTGGAATCCTAGCACTATTAGAAAAGAAATCTACTTTTGGATATTTTCCAAGACTAAACTTGAAACCAATACCCGTTAGGTAGTTTCTATTTGCTATTTGATTTACTAGAGGTCCTGCAGCAGCCATTGCTATTTTTTAGTTATTTAGAACGATAAGTTAAAAGATATTGATATCCGATCTTCCTCGGTATTATTTGTACCTACAGAATGTTTAAGTGCTGCGGGAAATAACCACATTTGTCCTTCTATCGGATATCTAATCGTACTTTCTCCTCCAGTATATGTTTGAGTTATAAATTGATTTCCAAAGACTAATGCTTCTCTTGGATCAAATATATTTAAGAGACCGCAATCACCTTCGGGAATTTTTACATAGTAAACACCTGCAAGATCACAACATGGATGATTGTGCTGCTGATTTAGTCCTCCTTTTGGACTTACATTTGCCCAAATATTAACTGTTTTTATTTCAGTTATCTGGGGTGTAAATGGTAATTTTGATATAACTGTTTCTAATTCTTTAATGAATGGATGAAAAATATCTCCATTAGTACCATGTATTTTTGAAAAATCTCTTACAATCTCATAAGATTCGCTATGGTATCCATTTTTATTAGATCTATTAACACCACTATCAATTGATTTTAATTCGTAAATATCCTTTTCCAGTTTGCGATTATCAAACTCTTGTAAGGTTGCAGTGAATAATGGCGTTTGAAACAGCATCTGGTGTTCAAGACCATATTCCTCATCAATGTAATGAGTAGGAACTTTGAAAGACATAACAAATCATCATATACACTATGTAGACAAAAAAAAGGGATCCCGAAGGATCCCCTTGAAGTGAACGCCCTGTAGGGCAAGAATCACATGAGGTTGGCAACCTTGACGCGACGATAGTAGCGGTTGGAGTTGCGGGTGAGGGTTCCCATGCCCTGGGTAGCACCCTGAGAGAAGGGGTTCTCGACGATGCCGTAGCGAGTCTTGAAGCCAATCTTGGGTTGGAAGGTGTCCTGACCAACGGCGCGAACCATTTGGAGGGGAACATAAGGGCAGTAGAATAGACCTGCGTCGTAAGGGGAAGAACCCTTATAACCAACAACATAGTACTGGTTAGCAGAGACATTAGCAGAATAAGGATCGATGTATACACGATACTTACCTTGTAGCACACCAGCGAAGGTGTTGCCAGTGTCATCAACATTGAGACCAGCGTTGAGGGCAGG